CCAGTGGTACTTCTCTACAACGAGAAGCTTTGATCCGACATTATCCGAAGCTTGACCCTCAGGGTCAGGGCTAAGGAATGAAGGATTTCTCAGTTTGCGACCAAAATACGCCACATGTTGCCAATCTTCTCGGCATTCAGCCGATAAAGGGAGAACAACAGCACTGCGTACACGGACGCGATCCGCATGTGGATCACTCCAACGGTAGGACTCTTTAATAAAGTATTCATCATACTCTACTTCAGGCCCAACCCCAGGAGATTTCTCACCATAGCGAATACGGCATCGTTCTCGGACAAGGACAGCTGCGGTCTCAAACTCTGTTCGGAGATTGAGACGTATGCCAGCCCGTACAAGACGATTATGCAAGCGAACGTAATCATGAGGTCTCGAGCAGACGTCTTTTTGATAGCAAGGAGTAACCTCTTCGCCGTCAAAATAGTGCCTGCCGCAAGACTCATAAAAACGACTGCCAGCATGAAATGATTTCCGTTCATTGATTGTAAACCCGGCCCATGTTAGAATTTCTAACGTAGACCGGTAGTCACAATCTAAAACGATTAGATCATCCCCGTATACTGAGAAAACGCCTCCGTTACCCGCTGACGAGATAAGAGCATAGAAGATCAGCGATTCTAGTTCAAAAGTATAGGCATTACCCATACTCGAGAACTTCGATAGCAGATACCTCCTGCCCTTATACTCAGTAAAGCGGGAACGGATCGAATCAAGTGCCTCCCACCACTCTCGTGGCAGGAGGAGCTTGACAAGATTGGCGCAAAGCGTGTCGCTTGCTGAACTCAGGTCAATGGTTGCTAAGCCATATTCCTGCGCCCAACGAGCTAGATCCTGATTGATCGTCTGGTCATCAAGATCTACGCCATACCGTTTGAGACGACGCCTAATTAAACGACCAAACCCTTGCTGAACATAGCTGTTCAGCGTAGGCTCGGCCGCTATAGGACGGTGCGTCTTAACGGACTTGGGGACCATCACCATACGGTTTGCCTCCACGATCTTTAAATCACGGAGGGGACCGACGAGCGACCCGAGGTAGTCATCTCCACTAAGGACATGACAAGCCCAGGGTATCGCGTCGAAAGTGACGGATGGTCTACGGGATTTCTCAGCATGCGTGCTTCCACGACGTAAGTCGTAAGTAGCACCATTGCCGAACCTGCACAACTCAGCAACATCTCCAACCCGTAAGGGACCGAGTATCTGAGCAATTTTACGCTGAGCCGTAACAATAACGGACGGCGCGACAGAGTAGCAACCTGTCGAGGACTCAGATTCTAATCTCCTATTAGTTTGGAAGCATTGCTTCTCGGAAGTCATCCAAGTAGAGAGAGCGGCCTTCTCTGGGTTTATGTCTTTGTGTTTAAAACCCTTCCACTTACGTAGAAAGGACACATAGGCGTAATCCCTTTTGAAAGCCATCTCAGAGCTGTAGGTGGCAGGATCGATTTCATAGTTAGCATATGCTAACTGATCGTCGAACCTGACACTCGGTGCGAGTTGCTCATGCAAAACTCTCATCACTGAGAGCTCGACGTCCTCGAGACGTTGCATCATCTTCATGTAGATCCTTAAAGAGAATCTACTGGATGTACGACATACTTTCCACGACCGAGACCACTTGGGCCTCGGCCAGGAAGTTTGCCATCATCTTTCGCAAATCTTTGCGATTCTGAAGAGTAGCACGCTCGGGAAGTACGAACTCGGTGAAGGAGCGCGGTACGTAGCTCACAGTGGGCGCAGGAGGAATCCCCGAGACCGTGTTGTTAGACACGCTCTCGAGAATCGGCTCATGCAGCCCGAGCTTGACACGTACAGTGCGCCCCTCAGAGCTCTGCTTCGCAACCGCGACAGGCGGCTTCGTCAGTTCGACAGAAAGCTTCCAATAACCAATGGTATTGGTCGCGCTCTGATCTTCGAACCAGAAGATGCCGTTTTTGTCACGACCGACAGGCACGAAGGTGTGATTTGCAGGGGTCGCCTGCGCGTCCGCAAGGACGATGCTGGTAGCCATTAAGGCCCTCTCTCACGAAAGAGGTATGCTCACGCACACCCAGGGGAACTCTTATCACTAAGAGTTCGACTCATTCTGGCGATCTCCATTAGACTTCACAGTCATGGTTCACACTTCAAAAGAGTCTGAACAACTACAGACGCTGCCTCAAAAGAGATGCAGCAGAGAGTAGTCGGGACGATCCCAGCTTTGCCTCGAACGACGGGAGGTAAGGGGCTGGATACGCTGACAGCGCCGATCGGTTGATGTTTACATGCTTGACACTACCGTTAAGAATAGCGGTATGCGTCTCAGATGCACTCACCAGCTTGTCGACTAACTGACAGTGTACTTCGCTGACGCTAAGATCCGTTCTGTAACCAAAACGGAACCTATTCGAATACAGAAGACTGGTCTCTACGCTGCGGAGGAAACCTCCAACGTTGTAAAACCAATCGACCACAAACGAATATGGCATCAGTTCCCAAGCAATGCCAAGTGGGTTGAGTGTTGACCATCGAGCCGGATCATTCTGATCCGTTGTCAGGGACACTCCTAGGGTACAGGAGTATTTAATTCCTCCGCTCACAACCGGAAGGTTGAGAGGGCCCCAGATTGTTTCGAGCGTAACATACGCCGGAACAACCACTTCACTGGCACGACCACGGTGGTGCTCGATCTTGTTAATGACGAGACGCAAACTTTCCTCGGCTGCACCATACACGGTGGAGGCCAACGGCTTCCAGCCGTAGGTAAACTCCAACCACGCATTGGAAGCAGCTTTTGAACCGTTTGCGATTGCACGCGCTAAACCACTAAGCTTGCTCTTTCGGAAGAAAGTGCTAGCATAGTTCTTAGCGCTCTCGACAGCATTAGCCATCTTTGCAGTCTTATGAGCTTCAGCGAGATCGACGGAGATATCTAAATCACCGCGCGACTTATCGTTTAGCTTTTCGAGTGCTCGATTGAACAATGCAGTGCTGCTATAGGGAGGATATGAAGCCCCCCTAGGAGCAGGGTACAAGATCGGACCGTTGGCATGCTCCGATGACCCGTTACTGTAAAAGTAATCACCAACAGACTGCTCACAAGCAATCCGCTGGATATTCAAC